TCAAGGGGATCAAATGGCAGAGCATCTTCAGGCGCGGTTCTATGACCACGCCACGCTGAACGTATCCGAGTCCGAAATCAAAGGCACGAAGATTTTTGATGATGTCGTGATGATCGAGCTCACGGTGAGAGGGGCGCGCGAATCAATTTCCTACGTCGCCACCGAAGAGCACAAAGCCGAATATCCGGAAGCATGGGCCTTGTACAGTGGAGAGCGTTTCACGGGAAACCACGGTACGCCGCTTAACGTATTGGGCGAGGGGTTCACGATGGCTCGGGTGAAGGAATTCGAGGCGATGCATATCCGATCCGTCGAACAGCTCGCGTTGGTATCTGATGCCAACATCATGCGGCTGCGCGAAGGGCTCAAGGCCAAGCATCTTGCGGTGACGTATCTGGAAGGCCAGAAGCTCGCGCAGCAGAACGTGTCGATGGATCAATTCCACGACATGCGCAGGATGATCGAAGAGCTGAAAGAGCAGAACGAACAGCTTGCGTTGAATCAGCGGTTGAAACCAGGGCGAAAGGTGCGAGATGGCGAAGACGCTCAAGCAGTTATGTGACGCAGCGCGTGAGGAATTGGGCTGGGATGCGCCCAACGTCTACGCATCGGCAACCGATCCGGATGGTAAGCAGACGTTTCGGCTTGCAAACCGTCAAGGTCATGATCTGTCACAAGAAGATGTGGTGTGGCAGGCGCTGAAGACAGAAGAAACGATCACGCTTGTGGCTGCAACACAGAGCTACGCATTGCCGTCCGACTATCGCTACATGGTGCCCGGCTCTGAATGGGATCAGGACGCACAACGACGCGTCCTCGGCCCGTTGACACCTCGATTGTGGGCGATGGAGGAATACGGCGGTGTCGTGTTTGGCCTGAACTGGCGGTATGAAATCCGCAACGGAAACGTTGTGATACAGCAAGCCGTTGCTGCGGGTGATGCGGGCGCGATCATTTCGTATGAATACGTGTCTTCGCATTGGGCGAAGGATTCGGGCGGAACTGCAAAAGCAGAATTCACTACAGACACCGATACACAGCGGTTCGACGATGACCTGTTCATCGCTGGGATCATGTGGCGATTGAAGCAGGCGAAGGGATTCCCCTACGAAGTCGAACTTGCTGAATACGTCAGGCGATTGAACCGCATCAAAGCGCGTGATGGTGGGATGGCGGATGTATGGTTTGTCCCGCCAATGGAAACGCTTGATCCGAACATAGCAGAGACCGGGTATGGCCTCTAAGGTCAAAACAATACCCGCGCCTGTGGGCGGTTGGAACGCTCGGGATTCATGGGCGTCGATGAAAGAGACCGATGCGGTGCTGCTGGATAACTGGTTTCCGATGGAGGGCGCAGTCAGGCTCAGGAGGGGCTACACATCGCATCAGACCGGCCTGAGTGATTGGGTTGATTCCCTGATGGTGTACAACGACGGGAACAATGCGCGCCTCCTAGCTGCGGCCAATGGTCATATCCGAAACGTGACCAGCGGAACCACGTCGCTGGCGTCAAGTCTCACCAATGATCTTTGGTATTACGCGCAGCTTGATGGCGTGATGGGCCTTGTGAATGGGGCTGATGCGCCGAAGACATACAACGGCTCGACCATCTCTGGCATGACGCTTTCAGGTACAGGATTGACGACGACCAGCGTTATAGGGGTGAATGTCTTCAAGTCGCGGTCCTACTTCTGGATGTCGGCCTCGCAGTCGATGTGGTATTCCGACGTCAATACGATGGGCGGGACGACGACAGAGTTCAAACTGGGCCGGGTTGGGAGCATCACCGGCTACCTCGTGGCAATGGCAAACATCACGATTGATGGCGGGGCAGGCATTGATGACTTTGCCGCGTTCATTTTCTCGTCGGGTGATGTTGTCGTGTATCAGGGCTCAGACCCTGGCGATGCGGCAAACTGGTCGCTTGTGGGTCTATACCGGATGCCTGCGCCCGTAGGTAGGCGATGCGTGGTCCAGTATCGAGGTGACGTGCTTGTCCTGACGACGGATGGCGTCATTTCGCTGACCAGCGTCATGCAGGGGCGCGCGTCGGAGATTACTGCAAAGATTGATCAGGCCATCACATCGGCCATTTCTGCAGGGTCTTCGTTGACCGGATGGGAGATGTGCTATTTCCCGGCAGGCAACATGTTGATTATCAATGTACCCACGTCAACAACGCTGATGTGTCAGTTCGTCATGAACACGAACACAGGCGCATGGTGTCGATTCAAGAACATCAATGCGCGGTCATGGGCGGTGTTCAACGGCCTGCTGTATTACGGTGGGTCTGGGGCTGTCAATCGGGCATGGTATGGCACGACGGATAACGGCGATGCGATTGCATGTGACGCTGTGCCGGCGTTCTCCTTTTTCGGATCGAACCGGCTGAAGCAAGTCACGGCGGTACAGCCCTCACTGACGGCAAACGGCACACTTGATGTGGGGATACGCACGGAGAAGGATTACAGCCTTGGTGCTACGCCATCGGCAAACCTCTCCACGGGCACCAGTGACACCCTTTGGGGCTCTGCATGGGGCTCATCATGGAGTACCGGCACACAGTCCTACAGTCCGTTTAAATCTGTGGCTCGCGTAGGGCGGGCGCTATCTGGACGCATTTCAACGACCACGAAAAACCATCAATTGACGTGGTATGCAACAACGTATTTCTACCTCGATGGAGGATTCATCTGATGGGCTGGTCAGGCGGCACATTTTCCAGAACGAATGGCACACACACGGGCACTACGGTATGGCAGCAGGACGAAGCTGCGCTGACGAACATTGAAGCCGATCTGCACGACACCCACGACCAAGACCTGGCGGACGGGATAAATTCGTGTGTTGCGAAAGATGGCAGCAACGAGATGACAGGCCCACTCGACATGGGCGGTCAAGAAATACACAACGCCGACAATATCGGGGTAAATACCAGCAGCCCAAACATTGCGGGATGGGGGGTTTCATTCACCCTCAATGGTTCGTCGTCTGAAAACGCAGCCTACGAGCTTGCGCTTGATGGCGCGTTGATTGGCTATATGTCCTACTCGGTCAGCGGCGCATCAGCCATAGCGGTGAATCTGTACGCCTACGCGAACGTGCCGATGATATTCGGCACCAACAATACAGCGCGGGGGAAAATCGACGCAAACGGCAACTGGATATTTGGAACTGCGGCATTGGCGACGAATGCAACCAACGGGTTCACCTACGTCCCTACATGCGCGGGGACTCCGACTGGCACCCCGACATCCGTTACGGGTATGTCGCCCATCGTGATCGACTCAACGAACAATCGGCTGTACTTCTATTCGGGCGGAGCATGGCGCAATGCCGGACCTTGATTTCACGCCGGAACTGAACCGCCTGGCGACAGAAGCGGCGCAGTCGAGCAATCGCACGTTGTTCCTGCCGCCCGGCAACCTTCACCTCAAGACACAGCCAGATCCGCTGCCAGACATCAGGATAGAAGGCGCGGGGATGTTGCGAACGGTGCTGGTCCGAGACTACAACGGCTCAGATGGATACGGCGTGCTTCACTTCACGAAATCCGGCTTCGAGCTCAGGCGTCTTGCCATCAATGCGGCAGCGGGCACCTCTCGCGGGTCGGCCATTTCCGTCATTGCATCACCTGATCGCGGTGTTGATGGCTGGGTGATGGAGGACTTGTATATCTCGACATGGGCCACGGATGGCTGGAACTGCGCGGTCAACATTGACGGCACAGCAAAGGACACAGGGGCAAGAGGCAACCGCATCAATGCGATGCGCAACATCCACGTATTCGGCGCTTCATGGTGCTCAGTGCGAATGGCTGGCGTGGTTGGTTTGTCGTGGCACGGTGGTGGGCTGTACACAGCAGGAGGCACCGGCACAACGTCGCTGATGGTGGCCGGCGTGCCGCAATGTCAGTCGTGGTATCTCGATCTGTCGTTGTCGAACATCAACGGTGCGGTCAACCTGTCCCAGTGTAAAAGCGTATCGTTGCGCGCGTCGCAAATCGGTGACGTGCAGAACGACAGCAGCGCGGAGGATGTCGCCATCATCGCCAAAACTGGAACAGTTCAAGGCAACTGGGTCAGGTCTGGAGTGATTCAAGTGTGATAGCCGGGTTCATTCTTCATCCTCCATCCAAGCCACGATAGCCGCGAGTTGAGCGTGGGTCAGAGTGCAGCATAGGTCTGCCCCTTCCTTCGTCACGCGGAGCCACTTACCCGTTTCGTTTGAGTTGGCGCACTCAAGTACCGATCCTTCAAGTTTGACGGGTATCGTCAGCAGAGCTTCCCAGTGTTCTTTGTTCATCCCCTTACCCTCCCAATGATTCTGTCCTGCAACGTCGTACACGGCGGCGGGGCTCCTTCACGTCGAGCCAGTGGGTGACAAACTCGCCTGGCTCGTCAAATCGTTCTGGGGATTCGCCTAACAATTCGTGCCACTCGTCGCCAAGCCGCATTGCTGAGATTTCCTCTCCGTGATTGAAAGTTACAGTGTGGTACTGCTCGTCATCCGGCAACCGCTCACTACACGGCACCCACACCCCCGCGCACACCTTCTCGTGCGCAGCGATCTGGGCCTGTAACTTGCTGATGCAATCCTCAGCGGCGAGGTGATTATCTTTGTGCCATTGACTGCGCTTTGCTGCGTTGTCTAGCTCGGTCTCCAGCTCGCGGATGCGGGCATCCCCTTTTTCGAGTAGGCCGGCGTAGCGGGTGAGCACCCCGTCAGCCTCTCCCCATAACACAACGCCGTAGCTGCTCACGTGCGCCATGCGGCCAATCATCGCCCTCACGCTCTCCGGTGTGTCGGCGATCATGATTTTCCCTCCTGTATCGGACAATGCAGCGCAGCCATAAGTTGTATGGTTGCAAGCGTCAGTCGATTGTCATCTCCGAACTGCCTTTGCGCTTCAGCGATACGACAAAGGTAAAGGATCAAGTCGGCAGTGCTGACAGGCGTTGTGGTTTCGTTGCTCATCATTCCTCCCTCCTCATCACGGCGATCCAGTAGGGCATAAAGATCATTGCCCCTGCTACGATGCTTTGTACGACCTGACGCCCCGGAGTGGTGGCTGCATCGACGTACAGCATCAATCCCCCACACATCACAATAAACCCAAAGAATGTGAACATTACTCCTCCCTCCTCGCCGTGATGGCGGCAAGGAAATCCCGTGATCTATCATCTGACATTTCGAGTCTCCTTGATCCATCCCTGCCGGTAGCAATGGTCAAGCCACTGCAACAGGCCGATGAAAATGTTGTGTTCTATATCTTCCCATCTGATCGGATACCGACCATCCATCGAATCGTGGCATGTCGCACACGCAGGCAATGCGCACACATCAGCCGGCTTGATCCCCATTCCGCCTGTTCCACCTTTGCGGATGTGGGCCAAAACAACCGTCTCAACATTGCCGCAGCAGATTCCAGGTATCCGGGCGTAACACTGCTGGCCTCTTGCGCGGTCGCGGAGGTTCATGCTGCCTTCTCCATCACCGGCAACACCGTGCCGTCCTCTGCTGCCATCTGATACACGAAGTCGATCAACTCGGCATACTGCTCAACCGAGAGTTTCTTCTTCTTGTACCGCTTCTTTTCGTGGTCCCATTCCGATGTCGTGCGGCGTACAGGAATCAACTCCTCCTGCCCGCCGGGGCCTGTAAGCCTCACTGCGCCGAAGAATGCAATCAGCACTTTGGTCTTCAGCATGTCCACGTCCCATGTAATGCCGCGATCCGAGAGCAGCCATTGATTCAGCAGCCAATGGAAGCCCTTCTCCTCTTCCCGTGAATACTCCGGCTCTACTGGCGTTACCTCCACCATTGCCCCCAGCGGATTGCGCTCGCATACGTCCCTGATCGCTTGCACGATCCTGTCGCATGACTGGCCTTTGCCGATCTTGACGATCACAGTTTGTACCTGTCCTCTTCGTTGTCGAAGTTCACCTTCAGCATCTTGCAAGGCTGGTCATCGCGGTACATGCGGAACGCCTTGAATACCATCGCGAGAAGATAACGTCGGTCCAGTTGCGTGATTTTGGTCTGCAATACCAGCCTTTCCCGCAACGCTCTGATTGGGGAGTTCGGCTCAAGATTCGCGCCGCTATCAAGAGAATCAAAGAACAGCGCCGCTGCGGTGTCGTCGTTTTCGTGAAACACCACCATCATGAAGATGGCGGGAGATGGCTTGATATAGCGCAGAACAAATCCGAGTCGCGATCCTACCCTTTCCGCGAATTCATGGATGCGCGGCGTGGCTTCAACCTCGCGCACGATGTCTTCCGGGGTGGTCAGCAATTGATTCGCAAAAGGCGTTTTCATCAGACGGTAGGAGACAAGCATTTTCCCTGCCCCTGCCACTGAATCCGCATATGTGTGCCCCTTCATCTTGAGCACATCGCCTGCCCCGCGCTTCTTGCCCTGATCCAGCGTGATGAAGGTAGACATCGGCAATCCTTCAACTACAAGAAACTCAACCGGGATGCCGGATGCTATGACCGCCGACAGCCGATGCTGTCCGTTGAGCAATGTTCCATCTTCCGCGACTTGAATAGCCTCGCCGTTCATCTGCCAGTCCCCGGCCCGCATGATTTTGGCGTATCTCGCGACAATGCCACGATTCATACGCCGGTTATGTGTGTTGTGTTCAAGCATCGCCTCTGCTTCTTTTGGGCCAATGCGCTTTACGCTGATATATGCACTCATGAGTCACCCTCGGTTAAAAAGGAATTCCGTCGTCATCAAGATCATCTGACGGTCTTTGTGCCGCCTTGTTTTCCGTCCTTCCGTCGAGCATCTGCAATTCCCGCGCTACAATCTCCGTGCGGTAGTGCTTCTGTCCGTCCTTCTCCCATGACTGGGTGCGCAGGCTGCCCTCCACGAATATTTTGGAGCCCTTCCGCAGGTACTCGGATGCGATCTCAGCGAGGCGCTTGAAGCAGACAATATTTATCCATTCTGTTGAGGTTTTCTGTTCTCCGGATTTGTCTTTCCACGATTCACTGACAGCGACACTAAAAGACGTAACAGGATCGCCGCTTGGCAAGTATCGCGTTTCGGGGTCGCGCCCCAAATTCCCTATGACGAGCGCCTTGTTTATTCCTCTCATTGAATGTGCCCCCATGTTTTGTTTCGGATGATGCTTGAGATGGCTGTCTGACATACTCCATACGCCTCCGCAATCTCGTACTGATTAAAAAGCCCTGCCGCATAAATGCGGCGTATATTTCTCACATCTTCTTCATCGAATTTGCTATTGCCGTTTGTTTCGCCCCTGGCGGCGGTATGTTTCGGCTTACCTCGCCCCTTTAAATACATGTCTGTTGAGTTCGCCTTCTTTGTGCCCAAAGCAAGATGTTTATGGTTGCAACATCCTGGCTCGTCACAAAGATGAATAACGCACAATCCCCTTGGAATTGGACCTACAAACATCATGTATGCAGCTCTGTGTGAAGAAAGATGGCGCTTCCCGATCCTGACATTCCCGTATCCAAGAGGTCTTTTGGCTCCGCTCCAAATTAAACAGCCCCTTTCGTTTGGCGCGAGCAATTTGGATAGAAAGGCTGATACGTGGTCGTTTGTGAACTCGATCATTTCGGCGTCAATGACCACGTTCATGCGCGCAACTCCTCAAGTTTTTTCATTCGCTTTTCCAGTTCCAGCAGGAATTCTGTTACCTGCTCCTCCAGCAGTTTGATCGCCGCATCGTCACGCTCGACCCGCATAACCCACATCTCCAGTCCGGGAAGGCGCGGATCAAACGAGATGAAATCAACCCACTCCAGACCAGCACAGGCCATCTGCCAGAGCATCTGTGTCCGATACTTGCCGTCGATGGTGCCGTTGAGCAGCGTGTCGATATGCGTGGCCGTGTTGGGGCACTTGATCTCTATCCCGCCCTTGTCCACCAATCCATCAGGAGAGGCCCCTGTGCCGTTGATAGTGGGGTGACGGATAAATGAGCACTCCTGCACATCCACATCACGAGAGAAGGCGTAGGCGGCGCGCGCTTGCGGTTCTGTGGCCGCTCCCCATTCCATAGCCGACGATGAGAATCCTTCAGTTGGGATTCCGGTCATGCGCTCCACAATGAGCTGCGCCATGACGTTTTCACGTGATGCAGACCAGCCTGATTTTGTCCTGGCGATTGCAAGGTGGACCTGACTTGCGCCAAGCCACCCGCAGCGCATCTGCCGCCATTCTGGGGTTCCCTGTTCAGGCAGCATCTTGATTCATCCTTTCCTGCTTCTTCAGCAACATGGCATGCGCCGTTGCGTATACCCGTTTCGGGAGCGCATCGACCGACTGCGCGTCTTTGCATACGGCCAGAAGAAACTTTTTCACGTCGGTCTGTGTGGCTTCAATCAAGTTCTTGAGTGTTGCCGACTGCTCTTCAGATACGATCAGCGCATCAGAAGCGGGTGATTCCGTTGGCAGGTCTTCGCCGGCATAGATGTAGTGGCCGAGACCAAACATTGCGAGACACTTGGTCAGGCATCGCATGCGTGACGAATTGATCTGGAACGCATCGGGGTGCTGGATCGGCTTGTTCCGGTGATCCATGACGGGCAGCCACATACAGCGAACCAGCGTCTTATCGCCGTCGCGCACCGTCACCTTGACCCAGATTTGCGTCGTGCCATCTTGGCGCACTTCCTCTTCCATGAAATCG